GTTTGAGAGAAAACAAAAAAAAAAAGGGCCCCACCTCTGAGGGCCGGCGATAAGGTCAAGGTAACGCCGACAGCGAAAACCTACAGCGGAGGTAGTCTTGCGGTCTTTGTCTATACTCAGACATACGAAGTAGTCCAAGTCGGAGCAAACGGCAAGAGCGACTACATAGTTATCGGACACGATGGACAGATCACAGCAGCAGTAAAGGCAGCAGATCTGAGAAAAGTATAAGAAATCCCCAACGGAGTTATGCTCTGTTGGGGATCTCTTTTATTTTACCTTGTGTACTGTTGTGACAATGTCTTTGGCTGAACCGTTGATAAATGTTGGAGCGACCCATCGCAAGATTATCTTTCGAGAGTCATCCTTTTCGCTGCCTGTCCAAAAATGATGGTAATGTCCTCGCCGGGTATGCGGTCTTCGGTGTGAGCGAGTGGCAACGTTCTTGATCATCGGATCATCTCCGTTCTCGGTGTTGTCTTCGTTGCCGTCATCGTTTTTGCCATCGTTTTCGGCTTCAGCCTGTGCTTCATCGTACTTTCGAATGGCGTTTCCGATGCGGAAGCCTACATCCCAAGTCTTCGGAGCGGAATAATCAACGCCTGATTTCTTTGCTTTCGCTGATCGGGAGATTTTTTTTTTGACATCTTTGTTCTCGGCACAAAGATAAAGGATAAGCTGTATGATTTTTGCGGCATAGTCACTTTGGCACTTCATCAGCTCGCTCATATTGGCTTTAGCTGCATCACTGGGCAAGTTCTCCTTGATGACATCGTATGTTGCTTTTATACCGTCATAGACAGTACCGCCCTCGATGAGATGTACCGGGATACTCTCGGTAAAGCCTTTGTCCTCTGTCGCAAGCAAGAGCCGCAGCTCGAACGAGTCGGTCTTTATATCGTGTTCAATCCACACAAAAAGACCGCCGGAGCTGTCATACTGTATCCAAAAACAGTTATACGGGATGGTAAAAAGTATCTCTGTTGGGATATCGAGATTGCTTGAGCCTTGAGCCATCAGCATCTCTGCGAGGCTCGGATCGAAGTTATAGATTGCTTTGTGCTTACGCCAAGCGTAAAGAGCCGCACACGATGACGGGAAAAAGTCATCGGCGTTTAAATGATGGTGCATCGCTACTGTCGCTGATATCGGGATTGAGCAGATGCTGTGCCAATCGGGGAGATCAACGCCCTTGCCTGTGCGGATATCATCGCAAGTCGGGAAAGCGGTCGGGTACTTACGCTCAAAGATTTTGAGCAGAGTCATCGGTAATGGCTCTTCTTTTTGGATTTTTGCCATAGTTTTTGTCCTCCTGATATATACCTATGCAGGCATCCGAAGACGCCTGCGGTTTGATTTGATTTAGATACCTACCATCTCGTCAATGATGGCTTTTAACGTTTTGCCCGATTGACTTTGTATCTGTCTGAGCCGCTTTAAAGCTCCTGCAGATATAGTCAGTGTCGCATCGGAGTCGCTCTCGGCATCGCCAAAGATAGCCTCATACGCGTCACCATCGAGATGTTCCTCAGCCCATTTCTGAGCCTGTTCAAAGCTGATAGGGATGATGCTCTCGCCACCTGTCCAAGTGTTGTACTCGACTTGCTGACGGTACGGTGAGTTTGCGTTGCCCTCGCCGTAGATAAAGAAGTTACCCGACTTACTTCTGTACAGGCTCTCGGTAAAGTAGTTAAAGTCGGTAGGACTGTACTCGGCATACCAAGTGCCGAGCAGTTTAGCTGTGTCCGTGTTGTATTTCTTGCCGTTGATTACTTTGTACATTTTATCCTCGTCTTTCTCCGGGAGTAAGCCGCTCTCGGTCGGTTTAAAATTTGTTCTTGTCCTCGTTTTTGCCCTTCAGGGCGAGAGCCGAAGCTCTCAAGCCTCATATAGCATAATGCCCATGTCGCCAATGTCAGTGTAGGTGTTGTCTGTTTTGTGTTCCAACGTTCTGTCCGCTCTCAGATTAGCGACACGGATATATTTTTTACCGCTCCTGTTTGGGACTCGCTCATAGATGCGTATCAGATAAATATCATCGGTGATGTATCGACAAGCTGTATCAAAAGCATCCAGAAAAGACTTAGCGTTTGTGGCAATAAACCTGTCAAGTGTATTAGCGTGTGCTAAATGGTCGGTAAATAAAACGTATTTTGGCGCACTCATTTGTTTCTCCTCCTCTCAGTCCTCGCTCGACCAAACACGGTCGCTGTACTCGTCCTCGATGTCATAGGGCTGCTTCCAGTCGATGCTCTCAAGGCTCTCGATGTCATCGCCGTCCTCGCATTTGTACCATATTCCGTAGTGCTTGCCGTCCTCGTCAACGCCGTCAAGGCGTACCCAGCTATCAGGGCAAGTACACTGCCAGTGATTGATGTGACTGCGGTAATCGCAGTACATATCGTTATCAGTAACGATTGTTTTGCCACCGACCGTAAAGGTCATCTTGCCGTCTGCGTATCTTGCTGTCATTGTTGTGTTTGTCATTTTAAGTACCTCCTGTGCTTTGCACGTTTAGATTGATTTTTTATCAGCCTCTCGTTTGGCTGTGTCTATATGATACCACAGCTTTTCGTGTTTGTCAACACATATTTGCCTTCTGTGCAACGATTTTGTAGGCTTGCACAAAAAAATCTGCAAAACTTGTGTAGTCTGCACAATGCAGTCAAATCGGCACAGATGATCGGGCGGTTTTGTATAATATATATATAAACGCACACAGACCATTTTCGTGACCTCACGAAAATGGTTATATATAATACGCACGAACATCTAAAGGGGGCGAGAAATTGAAGTATGACTACTGGATGACCGATGAGGGTTTAGAGATCATCGCAGGATGGGCGAGAAGGGGCTTGACGGATGCGGATATATCGCATAACATCGGCATTTCTGTGCGTACTCTTATAGATTGGAAACGCAAGTATCCTGCGATTAATGCTTGCCTAAAAAACAGCAAAGACCTTGCTGATACTATAGTTGAGAATGCTTTATTTCGTAAAGCAACAGGATATAAGACCAAAGAGGTGTCCTATAAAGCGGACAACGATGGCAATCTTGTGCCTGTTTCTGCGGTCGAGAAGGAAGTTCCGCCTGACACTACAGCCCAAATCTTTTGGCTTAAAAATCGCAGACCTGACCTATGGCGAGATCGGCGGAAAGAGGCAGAGAGCGACACTCAGAGCGGCGGCGTAGTAGTCTTGCCCGAAGTGGTAGCGGATGCGATAAAGACGATAGCTCCGCCACCTGAGCATACTACATCTTGCGGTGATGACGATGACGAGTAACACTATATGGACACCACAGCCCAAGCAGGCTGTCTTTTTAAGCCGTCCTGAGTATGAGGCACTTTACGGCGGAGCGGCAGGCGGTGGCAAGTCAGATGCACTGCTTGCAGAGGCACTGCGGCAAGTGCATATACCGCACTATAAGGCACTGATACTGCGTAAGACCTTTCCTCAGCTTGCGGAGCTTGAGAGCCGATCTACAGCCATATATAAGCAAGCCTTCCCGTCTGCCGTATACAACGCATCAAAGCACGTTTGGCAGTTTCCTTCGGGAGCAAGAATATACTTCGGGGCGATGCAACGAGTGCAAGATCGCACAAAGTATCAGGGTCAGCAGTTTGACTTTATAGGCTTTGACGAGCTTACGCACTTTACATGGGATGAGTATTCCTACATGTTTTCCCGTAACCGTCCGAGCGGACCGGGAACGAGGGTATATATGAGGGCTACAGCCAATCCCGGCGGAGTCGGTCACGGATGGGTCAAGCAACGCTTTATAACCGCCGCAAAGCCGATGACTCCTATCATTGACACATACACGGTCACGGATACGGCAGGACAAGCACATACCTATCAGCGTAGCAGAATCTTTGTGCCTGCAAGTGTCTTTGACAACAAACAGTTACTTGCAAACGATCCTGCATACCTTGCATCGCTTGCTATGCTTCCGCAGGCAGAGAGGGATGCTCTGCTGTACGGTAACTGGGATAGCTTCTCAGGGCAAGTGTTCGCCGAGTGGCAGGACGATCCACAGCACTATGTCGACAGACAGTGGACACATGTCATATCGCCGTTTAAGATACCACAGCATTGGGTAATCGTCAGAGGCTTTGACTTTGGCTATGCAAAGCCGTTTTCGGTGGGATGGTATGCGATTGATGAGAGCGACACGGTCTATCGCATCAGGGAGTATTACGGCTGTACCGATGTCGCAAACACAGGACTTAAGCTAAATCCTGCGGAGATAGCATCGGAGATACGCAAGATAGAGAGCGAGGACGAGAACCTCCGAGGCAGGACTATCACAGGGATTGCTGACCCGTCTATCTTTGACAGGAGCAGAGGCGAGAGCGTAGCGGACATTATGTCAAAAGCACCAAACTTTGTCCTTTGGTCACCGGGCGATAATGCCCGAATCGCAGGCAAGATGCAGTATCACTACAGGCTTGCGTTTAACGCTGACGGATTGCCTAAGTTTTACTGTTTTAGCACTTGCAAGGGATTTCTGAGAACCATTCCTGCTTTAGTGTATGACGATGTACACGTTGAGGATATAGACACAACACAGGAGGATCATATCTATGACGAGTGCAGATATGTCTTGATGGATCATCCGATAGCTGCTCCGACCGTGTCGGCAAGCGTACCGAGAGGCGATGATCCGCTTGATCAGCGAGTACACAAAAACTACAGCTTTTATAACATTTAGTCTTAAGTTAGTCGCAAGTTAGTTGCAAGTTAAAATTTTGAAGGGGGTTGAAAACCTATGGAAAACACTTATATCCGTGATACGCCAAGCTCACGAATCCGCTCTGCGACTACGTTTGGAGGCATCAACCGAGCAAACGGAACGCCGCTCGGAGAGTGGAATAAACTTAACGGCTTTGACCTTACAGCATATCCTGCACTGCGGACTTGCTTACCATACGCATACAGCGACATAGTGTCATCAGGCGAGATTACCGGGTACACATACCGTAACGGGATACTTGTATACACAACGGCAGAGGGCATATACCTTGACGGCAAAGGCACACTGACAGCGATAAAGGGCTTGTCGGCAGGCGATAAAACGCTTGTAAACATCGGTGCGTATATTGTGATACTGCCTGATTGGAAGCGTGTAAACATTGCTTCGTCTCCGATAGAAGTCGATAGTGGCGGCGTTGAAAACGATATCGTTGGCACGGTCACAGAAAAAAACAGCAATACAACAAAGCCGACCGTAGCAATTTACAAACGTTGGTATATGGTGACGCCATATGGTGATGATATGACACAATCAAAAAAAATATCACGTTTACATCGTGGCGATTCCATGCATTTGATATGGACTGACACTGATGGCAATCGTCAAACGAGAGACGTCAGAGTGAAGGGTACATCTATATTTAACGATTCAGGAAAATTGTACTTTAGTGTGGAATTTGATGTTTCAAAGCTTAGTACATCGTACTTCTACATGGCAGACGAACAATCTGATGGCAGTACAAGCGAAAAGGTATATCAAAATGTTACGTTGACCAGAAGTGCGATTCCTGAAATGGACTACGTTATAGAGTATAACAATCGCCTGTGGGGATGTTCATCCAAAAACCATGAGATATATTGCTCGAAGCTCGGAGATCCGTTCCAGTGGGGAGAGTACAACGGCATCAGCACTGACTCTTGGGCGGCAACGGTAGGTACAGACGGCGATTTTACGGGAGCTTGCGTGTTTAACGGCTGTGTTCTTTTCTTCAAGGAGGACTGCGTACACAGCGTTTATGGCACAAAAGCATCAAACTTTACGATCACTACATACACGGTCAGAGGAGTGCAAAAAGGCAGTGCAAAATCGCTCTGCATCAGCGAGGGATTGCTGTACTACAAAGCTCCTGAAGGCATATTTACGTTTAACGGCTCTGCTTCCTCACGCTTTGACGGTAAGCTATGCGTAGACCGGGACAGCAGAACAGCCTGTGGTGCGGCAGATGACCGTTATATTGTTATGGCAATGTCGGACGGTACGGTGTTTTACTATGACAAGCTGCACAGCGTATGGTACAATCGCACACTGCCCAACGTGATATCTATGCATAACTTTAGCGGTAGCTTGTACGCTATCACAAAAGACAGCAACAAAGCTATGCAAAAGGTGATGCTGACAACGGATGTAGGGATGTCGGGAAGAATGACAGAAACGGCATTTGAAGCCATTACAGGCGAGTTGTGCAGGGGCGAGTTGACATCGACAAGCAGTTACTCACGCAAGGCTATGCATACTGTCATCAAAAAGCTGACAATGTCGGTTGAGGAGTGGCATCAGCAAGGCATATCATCTGTGCAGTTTACTGTATCCGTACAGTATGACGGAGGCGATTGGCAGGCAGTATACAGCTATGACGGAACAGCCGAAGAAGCCGATAACAACGTTGTTACACTGATACCGACTATACCGATGCGGTGTCAGCGGTTACGCATCAAGATAAGCGGCAAGCTGACAACGGCTCCTGATGCAACGGCACAGCCGTATTTAACGCTTTACGGCTTATTTATTGACACAGAGGAGGCGAGCGACATTGGCGGAAAACATTAACATCAGCTTTGCTCCGAACAAGTCAGCAAGTGAATCACAGCGTATCGCAGACCTTGAGCAGTATGTGTCGACACTGACGGAACGTACAAAGTTTGCGTTTGCAAGCATCATCGAGGAGTACAACGATACCAGTGCCGATGACGAGCAGACAGTAAATATGATTTACCAAACGGCATCCGAGTCGGGAAGCGATGTCGGGCAGTTTACTGACACTGGCAAAAACTGCGAGATCTTTAATGACTATGAAAATAATGTCGCAAGCTCACTTTACGCACACGCTGAAGGAAACGGCACGAAGGCAACAGCACCAAGCACACACGCTGAAGGAAACAGCACCACAGCAAGCAGCACATACGCACACGCTGAAGGGAGAGAAACAACTGCTTCAGGGGAGAGTTCGCACGCTGAAGGCGAGAAAACCACAGCAAGTGGTGCGTACAGCCACGCAGAAGGAAACGGTACTGCTGCAAGCGGTGGATACAGCCATGCAGAAAACAGCGGCACAACGGCAAGCGGTTGGTACAGTCACGCAGGCGGTTTTAACAGCGAAGCAAAAGCGGAAGCATCCTTCGCTCACGGCGAGTATGTAGTATCCGATTATCGAGGCGGTGCGGCTTTCGGCATCAGCAACAAAACCAAAAACGCACTTTTTGTTGTCGGAAACGGCTCACATCAAGGAAATTATGAGAGTGATGCATTAACCTTGAACAGCGATGGCGAATTGTGGGTCAGCGGCTCGATAAAGTCTGACGGAAACTCGCCATACGGCATGAAGGGAATCGCAGTTAAAGGCTCGGCAAGGTTTGGAGAGCATTGGACTACAGACAGTGTTACAGTGCTTCTTGCAGTCGGTAACGGTGCAGATGCCGACCGTCTGCAAGATGCCTTAACGCTTGACGAAGATGGCAATCTAACCGTATCGGGCAAGTATTCTTCCGCAAAAGGCTACGATTTCTCAAACGCAATTGCTTCAGATACCGTTCTTGGAGCAATAAAAGTCGGGGAGAATCTGTCTATATCTGAGGACGGAACGCTATCAGCAAGCGGTGGCAATAGCTATGTTTTGCCATCTGCGACAGCCGACACGCTCGGTGGCGTGAAGATTGGCGATAACGTATCAGTTACGGCTGACGGTACGATATCTGTTGACCTATCGGCTTATCTCAAATCAGCGGACATATCCGATTGGGCAAAGCAATCAGATAAGCCGACATACACAGCAAACGAGATAGGGCTTGGCAATGTGGATAACACAGCAGATGCTGACAAGCCGATATCTACAGCGACACAGACAGCACTTGACGGTAAGGCAGATACAGAACACACGCACACGGTATCTGACATCACAGATATGCCTGCATATCTGACGGAAGAAACCGATCCGACAGTGCCTGCGTGGGCAAAAGCTGAAAGCAAGCCTGTGTATACAGCGGAAGAAGTCGGAGCGGTGACACCTTATGAGCTTGACAGCAAGGATTATCTCAAAGCTACAGAAATATCCGGGCAGACTATTGATTTAAACGATATTACGATGAACACGGCATCAGACAAGGGTAAAAGCAGACGGTATTTTTGTACATCACTATCTGCACAGAATATTGAGAACCGTCCGATATCTGCCAATGAACCGTTTGAATTGTCGGTTGACAATATCCGAAATATCAACACAGAGCATTTTAATACCATACAACGCTATACTTCCGTAGCACGAAAACGGACTTATACAAGATGGTGCAATGACGGGGCGTGGTCAGCATGGAAATGCGATACAGATGTTGTTGTATACGGCAGTGTAACAGAGGACAGTCCAAAAACGTTTGCGTATGCAACATACGGAGAAGGTTTTGGTGTGGTAGAAATCGAGGCATATTACGATAACGCCGCAAATCCTGTGCGTAATCGTAAAGTGTTTGCATTATCGCCGACCGCAAGCATAGAACGTGTAATGTTGACTATAAGCAACGGCTCGTCAGAGAGCGTAACTCTTGCTAACGGCACAATCACAATGTCTATGACAGGCACAACGGCTTTGTCATTTGTGATCAGATACACAAACAGCAGATAGCGAAAGGAGCATATATGCAGATATTTGAAGATGAAACGTTTGTTCTTGGCGGTGTTGAAACAGAGGATGAGAAACTGGAAGGTGCAATAGTAGTGCCTGATGACAGCGAAGAAGCACATATGATTCTTGCACAGCAAGGAGAAAGGACAGAAAATGAATCTTGAAGAAGAAATCACAAAGTTCCGAGCAAAGAAAAAAGGACAGCTTGCCGAGTCTGTGACCGAAAACGCAAACGAAGATGGCACACAGCCTGTTGAAACCGCAGATGGCAGAGTGCCGAATGATGACGGCAAGAAGATAGGCACAAAGGAAATACACGAAGCACAGGAGATACTCAACAGATACAAGCAAGGCAAGGCAAATCTTGAAAAGCGTATCATATCCAACGAGCAGTGGTGGAAGATGCGACATTGGGGAGAGCTATCAGACTCTGCATCTGCAGTAGAATCCGATCCTCTCAGACCTCGTCCTGTGTCCGCTTGGCTGTTTAACTCGCTTGCGAACAAACATGCAGATGCTATGGATAATTACCCTGAACCTACCATACTGCCGAGAGAATTAAGCGATGAGCAGACAGCACAAACGCTATCCGATGTACTGCCTGTTGTGCTTGAGCATAACGATTATGAGCAGACATACTCGGACGGATGGTGGCAGAAGCTCAAAGGCGGCTCTATGTGTCAGGCTGTCTTATGGAACAGCCGAAAAGACAACGGCATAGGTGATATTGACATCTGCAATATTGACTTGCTTAATCTGTATTGGGAGTCGGGCATATCCGACATACAGAAATCGCCGAATCTGTTTTATCTGTCGCTTGAGGATACAGAGGCTCTTAAGCAGAGATATCCCGAATTTGCAAATAAATCGGGCGGTGATTCGATTGCTGTAAGCAAGTACAAGTACGATGACAACGTAGATACAAGCGAGAAGTCAACGGTTGTCGATTGGTACTACAAGGTTTGGGATGGTACAAAGTGCAAACTGCACTACTGCAAATTCTGCGGAGATACCGTACTGTATGCAAGCGAGAACGATCCCGAATATGCCGACAGAGGCTTCTATGATCACGGCGAGTATCCGTTTGTAATCGACACAATGTTCCGTGTAGAAGGCTCTCCGTGTGGCTTCGGATACATCGACATTATGAAGGATTGTCAGATGTACATAGACAAACTGAATCAGGTAGTGCTTGAGCATACGGTCAAGATGACGAACAAGCGGTATTTCGTCAAGATGAACGGCAATGTCAACGAAGATGAATTCGCCGATCAGAGAAAACGTTTTGTACACGTTCAAGGCAATCTGACCGATGAGGATATAAGGGAGATAAAGGTTGAGCCGCTTGACAGTGCGGTTATGAACGTACTGCAGCTTAAGATAGACGAGCTGAAGGAAACAAGCGGAAACAGAGATTTCTCGCAAGGCGGCACAACAAGCGGTATCACAGCGGCATCTGCTATTGCGGCACTGCAGGAGGCAGGAAGCAAGCTGTCAAGAGATATGCTGAAAAGCACATACAATGCATATACCAAAGTGTGTTATTTTGCAATAGAGCTTATGCGGCAGTTTTACGATACACAGAGATATTTCCGCATCACAGGCAAGGACGGCTCACAGCAGTTCGTACAGTTTGACAACAGCGGATTAATACCACAATCTGCAGGCAGTGTGGGCGGTTTCGATCTCGGTGAAAGAACGCCTATTTTCGACATCGTCTGCAAGGCAAGCAGACGATCTCCGTTCTCAAAGGCAGCACAGAACGAGCTTGCAAAAGAGCTGTTCGGTGCAGGATTTTTCAATCCTCAACTTTCCGATCAGGTGCTTGCTTGCCTTGATATGATGGATTTTGACGGTAAGCAGGAGGTTGTACAGCGAGTACAGCAGAACGGCACTATGTATCAGCAGATAATGCAGTTACAGCAGCAAGTGGCACAGTTACAGGCTATCATAACCGGGCAGATGCCACAGCAGACAGGCTCAGTGCAGGGAGCAGGACAGCCAATGCCGAGCGGACAGGCACAGCAGACAGGCGGCGATAGCTCACAGCTTGCAAAGATTTTTGACGATGCCACAGAAAACAGCATAGTCAACAAGGCAAGAGAAAAGGCACAGAATGTAACGAACATCAGCCAGTGAGGACAGAATGACAAAGATAACAATCAAACGCAACAAGAACGGTCATGAGATAATCTGTGACGGTCACGCACACGAAGCTCACGGAGTTGACGGTAATTTAGTCTGTGCGGCGGTAAGTACAATCGCTCAGACAATCGCTTATTATCTGTACAACAACACAGACAAGGCTCAGATAAGTGATATAACGCTCAAAGACGGCTTTTTCTCTGCAAGCTATATAACTGACTATGACGATATCAAAAACGGCGTAGAAGCCATTCTGAGTGGCTTCTCGTTGATATCGGACAGCTATCCCGATATTGTAAAAATATCGCAAAAATGAATTGCAAAACGCACAGCATAATTTTTGTTATGCTATACTTACAGTAATGACTCGCAGGAACAGACTGCAGAAAGGTGAAAACCGATGATTTTCAAATTGAATTTAAAGATGTTTGACGGTGCAGGCAGTGCTTCTTCAGGAACAGGAGATGGCACAGGCACAGCAACATCAGGAGTGAACGAAGGCACTTCCTCCGGTGCAAACAACAGCAAGGACTTAAGCAAGGTTGTTTATGGGAAACAGCCTACGGTAACTGAGAACACATCGTCTGACACGCAGGATGATGCACAGTCAAGGTACAATGAGTATCGAAATGGCGAAGGCAAGGATTTCATCAACAAGGAAATCGAGAATGCGGTAAAACGCAGATTCAAAGATCATTCGGAGCTGAAGAAATCAAATGGCAAGATGCAATCAGTTATGAATGCTGTAGCTATGAAGTACGGAATTGACCCGACAGATACCGATGGAATACTTAAGGCTGTTGCTGAAGATGAATCGTATTACGAAACGGCGGCTGATGAAGCAGGAATGTCCGTTGAGCAGTACAAGAAGATGAAACAGCTTGAAGCGGAAAATGCACAGCTTCAGGCTATCAGACAGGAAGAAGACAGACGGAAAGAGTTTGATGCCAAGTATGCCGAGTGGAGCATGCAGGCTGATTTCGCAAGGAACGAATATCCGAATCTCGACCTTAACACTGAGATGCAGAACAAGGACTTCTTCGGGCTTCTGACAAGAGGCATAGATGTCAAGACCGCATATCAGGTTATACATCAGGACGAAATCGTTCAGAGTGCGATCAGCACAGCGACACAGCGTACTGCACAGGCAGTGCAGCAGCAGACGGTAAACAATATTCGCTCTAAAGGCTTAAGACCTGACGAGAGTGCAGGAAGTTCACAGGCAGGCTTTACGTTTAAGGCTGATCCTCACAAGTGGACAAAAGCCGACAGAGAGGAAATTGCCAAGCGTGTTGCAAGAGGCGAAAAAATCACGTTGTAACTTCTTCTTGATGGAAAGAAAGAGGTACACATATGCACAGATTTTTACTTAACCTGCGTATGTTCGATACACAGGTAACTACACAGGAATCTCTGTCAGCAGAGATGAAAACTTACTATGAGGATACTCTCATAGATAATGCCGAGCCTAAACTGGTACACGATCAGTTCGGCGATAAGTATCCTATTCCCAAGAACAACGGTAAGACCATAGAGTTCCGTAAGTATGCGGCACTTCCTAAGGCACTTACTCCTCTTACCGAAGGCGTTACTCCTACTGGTAACAGTTTATCCGTAAGCACAAAGGAAGCAACAATCAATCAGTTCGGTGATTACATCAAGCTGTCTGATATGCTTCAGCTTACTACTATCGACAACAACGTTGTACAGTCTACAAAGTTACTCGGTAGTCAGTCGGGAAGAACGCTTGACACGATAACAAGAGAGATTGTAAACGCAGGCACAAACGTTATCTATGCTGATAAGGCAGACGGTAGCGAAGTGCTTTCAAGAAAAGCGTTAACTCTTGACTCAGAGCTGACAGTTGACACCATCTTCAGAGCGGTAGCACAGCTTAAGAGTATGAATGCTGATGGCATCAGTGGCGGCGAATTTGTTGCTATCATTCATCCGTTTGTATCGTATGCTCTTATGAGATCGGACGATTGGGTGTCTATCCATCAGTACAAGAATCCCGAAAACATCTATCAGGGCGAAATCGGTACAATCGGCGGTGTAAGATTCGTTGAATCAACAGAAGCAAAGATATTTGCTGAAGATGGTTGCCCCGAATTCTACGCACTTACAAAGGACACAAAGTTCGTAGCAGGCAAGACATATTACACCAAGTCGGGTGAAACATACTCTGCCGCTTCGTCCGTAACACCGGGCAGTGCGGTAACGGCTGACACATACTATGAGAAGCACTACACAGCTATATTCTCAACGCTTGTTATCGGCGCACACGCATATGCGGTAACCGATGTAACAGGCGGCGGTCTTGAGCATATCATCAAACAGCTCGGCTACGGCGATGATCCTCTCAATCAGCGTTCAAGCGTAGGTTGGAAGGCAACAAAGACAGCGGAAATCCTGTCAGACGAGTATATGGTAAGAATCGAATCTTGCGTAAAGAGATACTCAAACAAGATCGAAGCAAACTAAATGGAGGTAATCCAGTATGGCAACAAAAGCAACAACATCTGAGATAAAGAACGTTGTGCCTGAATACGATCCTGAAGAAATGGTTGACATCAAGCTCTTTAAGGATGCAAAAAACTACAAAGACCCGGTCTTTGTAGGCGTGAACGGCAGAACGTATCTCGTTGAACGTGGTGTTACTGTTTCAGTTCCTCGCATGGTAGCAGAGGTAATTGAACGTAGCGAAGCTCAGAAGCAGAAGGCAGAAGCGTTTATATCAAACGTGGTATCACGTTCTCAGAGCATATAAGCAAGTCGCAAAACGGCGGTGGCGGTAATTCGCCGCCGCTTATTTTGTTTACAGGAGGAACAATGACAGCAAACGAAGCAATTACAAAAGCTGACACGTTACGCCCGAATCAGATCCCGAAAGCAACAAAAACGGAATGGATTCGTCAGCTTGAACAGACAGTATATAACGAGATATACAAAACACACGATACAACGGATATCGAATTTACGGATATGGATTCAGAAACATTTGCAGACGATAAGCTGTTTGTTCCTGCTCCATATGACGAAATCTATATGCAGTATTTATGCGTTAAGATAGATTATTACAATGCAGAGTACGAACGTTACAACAATGACACAGCAACGTTTGCAGCTCTGTACAACAGCTACGCTACACACTATAACAGAGAGCATATGCCTGCCACAGCAGAGCTTAAATATTAGGAGGGATAACTATGGCAAAAGTAAGGAAAGAGAGAACATCGAGCATTTACGAAAAAGCTCCCGATAGATTCAACGCTAAAAGCAGTTCGACCACCAACAGCACAGGCTACAAACCTTCCAATGCGGTCAACACAGCAAAGCAGGCATACACTGTACACAACAGTAAAAAGCCGTCCGCATACACAGGCAAGTATGATAACCTGATAAACGATAACCTTAACAACATTCTCAATCGCAAGCAGTTCAATTACGATGCAAGCAAGGATGCACTGTACAATCAGTACAAGGATATGTACACACGCAACGGTCAGACAGCTATGCAGGATACAATGGGCAATGCGGCTCTGCTGACAGGCGGTTACGGCAACAGCTATGCTACAACGGCAGGACAGCAGGCATACAACAGCTATATGCAACAGCTTAACGATAAGATACCTGAGCTTGAGCAGAGAGCATATGATCGTTACCGTGACGAAACAAATGACCTTTACAATCAGAATAATCTGCTGACAAACCTTGACTCTACAGACTACAGCAGATACCGTGATAAGATGAGCGATTATCTCAATGACAGAGATTTCTATTACAATGCGTATAACAACGAACGCAATTTCGATTACGGAAAGTATAGAGATGATGTCGGAGATGCGAAGGATGACAGAAACTTTAACTATCAGAAGAAACGTGATAGTGTAAGCGATGCTCAGTGGCAGAAAACGTTTAACTATAACCAGTATCGTGACAAAGTGGGCGATGACCAGTGGCAGAAGCAGTTTGATTATCAGAAACAGAGAGATGCGGTGAGCGATGATCAGTGGAACAAAAATTATGCTATGAACATCTCAAAGGCAATCGGATCAGCACAGAAAGAATCTGAAGATGATACATACTTCGATCCCAACAAAGCGTACAAGTTTCTTACCGACTATGATGATTATTTCAACGTTAAAGATAATCCGTCAGAAGTTGCGGAAGCCTTATTCCAGTCATACGGCGATAAGGACGGCTTTTGGGAATGGGCGGACGAAGCATCAATTGGCGAAGGCTCTCTGACAGATTTGATTTATTCACTGCATCCTGAGCTGATAGACAGCTCAACACTCAAAGGCGTTAATTCTTGGGGAACGATAGGCTCGGCAGGAATACAGTCAAACGCAAACGCAATTGCTGAAGATAACAAACGATACGGTGATTATAAGAGCCTGTTATCCGATTCAAACAACTGGTCTACATCCCGTCAGCAGTGGTTGGATGATAACAAGAAGGCAAAGAAAGCAAACAGCAAGAAATAAACGGAGGTTTTGAGGATGGACGAAGAAAGACTCAAGCGTATAAGGGCAAACATTGCGAAACACGAAGAACGCAAGAAAACGCAGAATATAATGGGCGATATTGATTCGTCCAAACTTGACCGCAGTAACACAAGCTACAATAAAAATGATGCCGCTTTCGAAATGGCAAAGCAGCACTATCAGAATAGCTATCTACCGAAGAAGGCACAGGAATACTACAAGGGCGTTGAAAACTACAGGAACGCATACTCTCAGGTAAACAAGCCGAGTGCAGACAATTATACTGTAATGACTCCCGAAAACCTTGTTGCAAATAATCTTGCTGACGGTATGTACATCGACAGTGAAACACGCAACAAAGTTAAAGAACGTTCCAACGCAGTGTACAACAACGAGAACAAGAAGTATGCCGAACAGTACGCAAGACTTAACGAGAAAGCGAAGGCAGCTTATCAGAATACACAGCAGAGAAGAGAATATGATAGCAAACTGAACAATCAGACAGATAAGTATTATTCGCAGTTTGGTAACGCCGAAGATTACAACAAGAGCAGAAAACAACAGATATTGTTAAATTATGACGAGGACACAGCAGTAAAGAATGCCGCTGCTTCGACAGACAAAATCAAAGAAATTTATTCTGATGAAAATGACAACGGCAGATATCACATAGTTTTAACAAACGGAGCGGATATACCTATTTTCGCTACGCAGGACGAAGAAAACGAATATCTCGAAAGCAAAGCGACTATTCATTCATCGCCCGAACAGACGAAAATGAATCTTGCAAAGCAGATACTGCCTCAAGATTTCTTCGAAAAAATGCGGTATGTACAGCAGGCAAACGAAGCAAAAAGAGAAAAAGACCGTTACGATAACGATCCTCTGTACCGAATTGATGTCGATAATGCCGTTCAGAAGTACAATGAACAGCAGGCACAGGCACAGAAACTCAGCGACTATATGCAGAATCAAAACGCTTTTGGACAGATAGCAAGTTCTACTGCTGAATCTTTTCAAAAGTGGGGCGATGATTTATGGGCATCTGTTTACGGAGTCATAGATGCACTTGATTTTGGTGCTTTTGGTGATAATCCGCAGAAAGCTGTTGAATACTTCAATAATCAAGCTACAGTAAAAGACTTGGCTCTTGAAAAATACCACAACAGCAAGTACGGCAAAATTATCGGTGGCTTGACTAAATTTGAACAAAGCATTATTCCAGATACAGCAATAAGTTTAGGAATGGCTTATGCAACAGGCGGTGCTTCACTTGCTGCGGAAGCAGGAACAAAAATCACAGCGGATATGGCAAAAAAAGAAATTGCTAAAGCTGTCGCAACAAAAGCAAAGACAGCCATTCTTTCAGCACTGAAGAATCCTAACTTTTATTGGACATTTATCCGTGAAGGCGGCAGTGCGTATAACGATGCCATAGCGAGTGGTGCTGATGACACACAGGCTCTTATCACACTGCTCGGAACAGGCTTCACAAATTCAATGATAGAGCTTGGCGGAGGTATTGAAAAAATTCCTGAAAACAAAGGCACTATCAAGGATTGGCTTAAAGGAATCAGTAGTTCGTTTAAAGAAGAAGGACTTGAAGAAGTAGCACAAGGTATCGCCGGACAGCTTATTGCAAAAGCTGTGTATGCTCCGACTATGGCTTGGTATTCAATGGCTGATGACGGCAGCGGTGTATTTAATCCCAAAAGATCGTGGGAAGAATTTATCGGTGGTGCTGTAGGTGGTGCTATGGGCGGATTTGTCGGTGGTGGCATTAACGTTGCCACAAACAAAATCGTAAGCAACATTTATGCCTCCGATTATATGCGTTATGGTATACAGACAGGCGATCTTGATCACATAGCGAAAGCGTATCCCGATACAGATTTTGCAAAGGAATACACAAAACTTAGAGAGCAAGTGGTAAAGGACGGTAACACGAAATCTCTCAAAAAAGTTTCTAACTCAAAACTCGCAAAACTTGCAAATATGGCACAGCCGTTAATAAGCAAATACGCCGATACTCAAGCGGAGGCTCTGATTGCTCCGTTCACGCAGAATGCCAGTGAAGAACAGAAAAAAGAAATATCTACTGTTGTACGCAAGTTATTACAGGGCGAAGAAATAACTGCGGATGAAGCAAAAACGGCAACGAACACAAACGGAACATTGCCTGCCTTAAGTTACATAACAGGCAGAGATTTCACAAAGATGAAAGCCGATGAGCTTGTGCAGGCTTCAAAAGACGGCATCTTTGAAACTGTAAGTGCGATAGACGAAGGCTCTGAAACAGCAGAGAATCTTGCAAGAACGCAACGCATTTATAACGCAACGCAGAATTTCCTCACTGAAAAGCAGTATGATAACAATCTCTCAGGCACACCTACATTCACGGCACAGATAGGTGATGAGTCTGTCAAAATAACAGGCATAGATCACATTGAAAACGGCGAAGTGTATGTAAATCTGTCAAACGGCACAACGCAGGAGGCACAGAGTCTTAACACGGATGAAGTTACTACTGCTCTACTTTCCTATGCATCTGAGTATGATGCAAAAACTGCATCGGCGTTTATCGGTGGATACACAGGCAATATCTCCGTTGGTGAGTATGCAAGAAGTTTTGCCGGAGTAAACTCGGCAGCAAGAACAGGCTTGAGCTATGAGAACATAGCAAAAACCGCACAGACTATGGTTAATAACATAGGTAAAAGCACAGCGAAATATCTTGCCGAAACAGGCAACGTTGTAGCACAGAAACAGAAGGTAAAGTATGACGAGGAATTAAAAAACTTACAGAGCAGACAGGCAAAGCGACTTGATAAAGCATCTGTAAAGAATGAAACAAACGGTACAGCTACAAAAGCACACAAGCGACTTGCAAGAACAATATCAAAAATAACCGGGTATACGGTAACGCTTGTTGACAGCACAAACGGCTACAACAACAAGCAGAACGGAAGAACAGCTATAGGCTCAATCAATTCTACGAAGGGTGAGATTGTGCTTGATATCGGAGAAGGCAACGTTGCCGCAACATCGTTGCACGAATCCGTACACTACATCCGCATAAATGCTCCCGAAGAATTTAATGCGATGGCGAAGTATGTAGTGGAATGGCTGACTCGCAACGGTGTGCTTGAGGAATATCTTGACCGTTACGCAAGCAGTTACAAATTAGATAACATCTATGACCTTACCGAAGAAATGACAGCCGATGTTGCAGAAGCACTTTTGAAGAATGCCGACTTCGTTGAGGATTTGTTTACCGATGAATCCTTCGTCAAGGAAATCTGTGGCGAAAACAGAACATTTGCAGAGAAGTTCGTTGATGCGTTAAAGAGCATTATCGAAGCTATCAAGAATTATCTTAAGAGCGGTGATGTAAACCATCTTATCGCAGGCAAAATCTCCGAAGATGCAAAGGCTCTTGAGGAAATCAAGAATCTGTGGGAGGATGGCTTAAAAGCGGCGGTTGATAATCATGCTAAGATCTCGAACGCAAAAGAAAACACCGATACACAGAGTAACGGTGGGGTGAAATATTCAAAAGCAGAAAAAAACGCTTTGACAAAAGAAGAATACAAGCGTGCAACAGCTGCATTTATGAACGGCGATACAAGTGCAATAATTGAAGATTGTGCTATTCGTGTAACGAATAAAAACGATGTGTACAAAATTAAGATTGTATGTTATAATTTATCTGACGATGAATTTGACTTTCAAATAACAGAAGTTTATCAGATAGAAAATTACGATTATAATATTCATAGCGAAAACGAAGATCCAGCGGTTATAATTGCGAAAGGAGTAAGAGATGGATACACGCAAAGAGAAATCGAGGCTTTATTACAAAACAATAAATTTGATGATGGACAGATATTCAAAAGATTCAGTCCTCAAAGCGGCAGATATTATAGGCTCAAAAAATCTACTGGACGAGGTGAACGTGTTAGTGGAGGAAAATCTTCCGGAAGTGGACTTTCTGAAGAAACTGAACAATCTGAAACAGAAAGCAAATTAAAATTTTCCCTCTCCGAACCTGTTGAAGAAAAAGGCAATCTAATAGCTGTACATAATATCTATACAGATAAACTCGTCAAGTCATTAAAGCTCGGCGGTTTCCCGATGCCCTCAATAGCAGTCACAAAAGCGGATATGGGACACGAAAATTATGGTGAATGCTCCTTTGTCTTTGACAAATCAACGATTGATCCGAAATCTGATAAAAGAAATAAGGTTTACGGCGGCGATGCGTGGACTCCAACATATCCGGCAATCGAGTATAAAGTAAGCGAAAAAATAGCGGACAAGGCACGAAGAAAATACTATGACTTATACAAACAGTATGGAGAAAAAGTCAGAGATATGTATCGCTACAGTGTCACACTTGAGGATACTCTCAATAGCGATGGCGGTGAGCAGAAAATGCTCGATAAATTATACGATGATGTTAGCATGATGCAGATATACAGGCTCGATCACGGTGAAGATGTTATCAGCAATGTTGTTAAGAGAGAAGAAAAACAGACACTTAACGAACAAGAAATTGCCTTGTCAAAGCAACTGCTTTCAACGTTCGGAAATAGAATAGAAGAAATAGCAGCAAGGAACGGCGAAAATCCTTTGCCAATAAGAAAAGCATTTTTCAACAAGTATCACGATGAGGTTACAGAGGCGTTTAAAAAATACTACAGAAGTACCGGAATGAGCATTGAAGAAGCTGAAGCAAAGGTAGCAAACACAAAGACGTTTACTTTTGTATCTTCGTTAGCAAAAGCATTAAAATACAAGCACAACAAAGGTATTACCGTCACAGAAGATATCGACTATGAAGCAACAGATAAAGCTATTCGTGATAGTGTTGACCGGTCTGAGTATCGAAAATGGATTGACGGACTGTTTAAAGGTGCTGAAGAAAAGAGTGGCATATGGAACGGCAAAGATTTTTACACACCAAGCGGAAGAACTCGAAACTTTGATGCGCTCCATTACGAAGAAACTCTTGAGAACGTTGTTAAAGTAATGCGTTCTGAAATGAATGGTGACACTCTTTTTGGTGGCATGGGAATATGGGGCGTGGCGCAGAAAGAATACTCGTCTATTGATAAATTGAAATCAGACTCAGCTCGTTTGCAAAAAATGAGCGATGACGAATATTCAAACATAAAAAGTGGCTTTGCTGAACAGCTTAGCGAAGTGACTAAGGCAATCAAAAACGATTACTCCGGTAACGATTTCATTGATAGTGATATTGTCGCAGGTAATATTGTCGATGCAGTAAGAAAGTCAAAAACAAAGTCAGGCATAAAGAGTTATCTAAAGGAGTATTATCCCGATATAACCGACACGGCTGTAGACGATATCGTAAACCTTGTTCACGGCATTATGGAAATGCCGACAGGATATTTTGAAGCCAAGCCACAGAGAGCGGTACGCTTCGATGAAGTCAAGTATGCTGTTGTGCCTGAAACACTGGACGAGAACATAAAGAAACAGCTTTCCGAGTACGGCGTTCAGGTTGTCGAGTACGAAAATGGTAACGAGGAAGACAGAACAGCAAAACTTAATTCGCTTGACGATGTTAAGTTTTCTGTTTCCGAGCAGACATCTGCTGAATATGAAATGCTCAAACAGGAAAACAACGATCTCAAGGCACAGATAGAAGCGTTAAAAAAAGAGATGGAATTGACAAGCGGTCACACTGTAGATGCTGAAGCAGTAAGCAAACTTGCCAAGAGATATATCAGAGAATACAAGAGCAAAGCCAATGTTGAAGAAGTGTCTGCAAAACTCAAACAGATTTTTGAGTACATTGCGAATGAAGATGCAAATGCCGAAGAAGCAAACAAGGCAATGTTTGAGCTTGCATCACAGATAGTCAACAAATCAGAAACGTTGAACACTGAAATGCGTGATACATTCAAGGATGAGCTTGACATTATTCGTTCAGCGAGAATTTACGTTGACGATGCAACTAAAGCTGAGATAGAATCTCTGTACGGCGATTACAACACCTTCCGCAAGTCAATGTTCGGCAGAATGAAATTGACTACCAACAAAGAAAGTCACGGTCAAACAGTAGATATGCTTGTGCAGGAGCTTGCAGAGCTTGCACCGGGACAGTTTGATACAAACGTATCTGAGGGAGAATGTCTTGAACAGCTTGTCAGCTTTATAGAAGCAACAAAGCCGAGAATAGAAAATCCCTTCGGAGATTCTGTTGCTGAAGCGGCAAGCGAGTTAGCGTGGCAGATATTTGACGATTACTTTGATACTCCCGAAGTTAAAACGTTTGCCGACAAATACGAAGCAAAACTGCAGAAGGTTATCAACGAAAACCGTATAGCGAGAGCCGAATTACGCAAGGCTGAAAGGGCGAAAGCAAAAGCATTTTACGATGACAAGCTCAAGGCTCTGCGTGACGAGAAAAACGAAGCTATAGCTAAGTTACGCAAGGAGAAAAACGATAAGTACGATAACGATATTAAAGATTTGCGTGATGCTAAGGACAAGAAACTGAAAGAAGTCAGAGCTGACCGAGATGACAAGCTCAAGGCTCTGCGTGAATACTACAAGGAACAGCAGGAAAACAAGCGAGAAAAGGCGGCAGAAAACGAGTTAAGAGCAAGGATAACTGTTGAATACAAAAAGCTGTATAGAGATTTGATGACCAATAGCAAGGAACACCACATTCCCGAAATATACAAAGAATCGGTGGCAAACGTACTTGCAAGCATCGACCTTATAAGCAAAATCTCCAAGAACAAAGAGGCAAGAAAAGGAGAGATGTCTAAGGCGGCTCAAAAAATCAGCGATCAGCTCACCAAACTCAACGAATTCATCCTTCAGCATTCGATGTACGCAAGCAAAGAGAACGGGATAAATACTGAGGAATTATACAATTTCGATCCCGACCTTTCGTCTAACATTGAGGTACTCAAAAAATGTTTTGAATACTACGCAAACCACATACAGAACGGCACAAATGCTGTCCGTGATATGAGCCGTAAAGAAATGGAAGCTCTGTATAAAGTGCTTAAGGCTCTCCGCTACGCAGTTAAGACCGCAGACAAGGCTTTTTCTGCAAACATCAAGCAGAGAATAAC